GCGAGAAGGCCGCTGCCAAGCCTGCTCCGAAGGCCGCCGAGAAGTCCTGATGCTGACTCTGGAATGCCCGGAGCTGGTGTACGTGGCGCACCCGACCAGGCCAGACGAACTCTGCCTGATCGGTTGGCGTTGGCCTGAGCATGACCAGTTCTCAACACAGGTGGCCTACTGATGTACCCGTTCGGGGAGTCGGTGATCTTCGAGGCCCGCGTGTTGGGTGCCGAGGACGACCACGGCAACCCGATCGAGTCGTACGCGGCTCCAGTGACCGTCACGGGTTGCGCGTTCGATCCTGGCGCGTCTCAGGAGGTTTACGAGCCCGGCCGCAACCCGGTCACGACCGCACCACGGGTGTTCGCGCCTGCGGGGACGGTTGTGACAGCCCGTTCGAGGGTGACGGTCCGCGGACTGGTGTACCTCGTGGACGGTGACCCCGCTGACTGGCGGAACCCTTACACGGGTTCCGCTCCGGGCGTGGTTGTGACACTGGAGAAGACCGATGGCTAGTCAACACCGGGTGACCATCAACCACGACGTGGCCGAGAAGATCCTGAAGGGTCAGATCGGCACAGTCGTGGACGTGATGGAGGGGTTGGCCGCGCAGGTCGTCGCTGCCACGGGTCAACCCGACGAGTACGACACGGAAACGTGGATCGGCATCAGCCGTGCCCGCGTGTCGATCAACACCGCCACCCCGAAGGCCCGCCGCGACGAGGCAACGGACCATGTACTGCTGACCGCGTTGGGGTCGGTGCAGAGTGGTTGAGATCCTGCAAACCACCGATGGTGTCGCTGTCGTTGTGGCGTATTTGAAGGGTCAGTTCACGGCGCACAGCGAGACCGCGTCCGTTGGTTCGAAGATCCGTGACCCTCGGCCGGCGAAGTTCGTGAAGGTCCGGTTGATGGGTGGGTTCCGACCTGATCAGGGTCGGCACGCGCCGATGATCACCTTCGAGTGCTGGGCTGCCGACGATGTGACCGCGTCCGACCTGGGCCGTCTCACTGAGGCACTGATCGACGCCATGCCTGACCAGCACGACGCTTGTACGCGGGTCGTCCAGGTCGGTGGGCTGATCAACCAGCCCGATCCTGTCTCGGGTTCACCGAGGTTCGTCTTCACGAAACAGATTTACCTGCCGGTGCAAGTGCTGGCGTAGCAGCAAACCTTCCGGGGCTCGGCAAAGAACCCGAAGGGGAAACCAATGGCCGTCTCAACCGCCAATGTTCTGGTTGGTGCGCCGGACCGAGTCACGGGTGCCTGCATGGCAGCCCCGCTCGGGACCGCACTGCCCACCACTCCGATTGTCGCGCCGAACGTCGCGTTCGTCGACCTCGGCTACATCTCCGAGGACGGGGTCAGCGTTTCGCAGGCCGGTTCGTGGGAGAAGATCCGCGACTGGGGTGGGGATCAGGTTCGCACGTTCCTGACCGAGACCACGTACACGTTGCAGTTCACGTTCCTGGAAACTCAGGACGCGGCGTTGCAGGCGATGTACGGCGCGGCGAACGTGACCGTGACCGCTGCCACCGTGTCGACCGGCAAGTACACGGCGGTGAAGCTCAACTCGATCGAGCCGACCCCGAAGTCGTGGATGTTCAACATGGCTGACTCGACCCTCGTGGACCTGCCCCGCACCTACCGGATCGTCGTGCCGAACGGGCAGATCACGGAGCGCGGCGACCTGACGTTCTCCCGGACCAACGCCGTCATGTACCAGGTGACGCTGGAGGCGTACCCGGACGCGACCGGCAACTCTGTCTACCTTTACAGGTCAGACGGAGATTTCTCCTGATTCTGAACCCCTCCCGGCACGTCTCTTGCCGAGCCCGCGTGCCGGGAGGTTCAACACCCAAGGGCTCGACAACGAAAGAGGCTCGGCATGCCTGCACCGAAGAAGATCGCCGCCAAGCGCGGACCCGGCTCTGACGACGACTTCGTTTACAAGACGGAGGCCGGTGGAACGATCACCGTCCCGTCGATGGCGCACCTGTTCAAGACGGCGGGTGAGCTGCGGCGTATGCGCAGCAAGTCCCCGATTGACGTCGCCATGTGGGTGATCGAGCGTGACTGCTCCCCGGCGGAGCTGGAACTGTTCGACAACCTCTCGATGGAGGAGTTCGAGAAGTTCTCCACCGCGTGGGGTGAGCATTCCGGGGTTGACGCGGGGGAATCTTCGGCCTCCTAGAGCTGGATCGTGATGTCTGGGAGGCCATCGAGTATGAGGCGGTCCGTGGTGGCAGGAGCCTCGCGGACCTGAGTTGGCGGGAAATCAAAGTGTTGGTCCGCCACGCTGAGCCGGGATCCGCTGTGTTCCGTGCGACGTTCGGTGAGCAGGCCACGTGGGGCGCCGCTGAGCATCTGCTGGCGGGCCTGGTTGACCTGATGAACGTTCAGGTGTGGATGAAGTCGAAGGACGGGCAGAAGAACCGGAACCGTCCGAAGCCGATCCCACGGCCGACTGACCGGGAAGCGTCGCTGCTGGACGCGGAGGTTACCGGGTCGGGTGCGTTGACCGGCGCTGGTGGGCATATCGGGTCGGCTATGACGATCGACGAATTGGAAGAGCTGTTCGCGCGGACCATCGAACACTGAGCGGGGGCGATCGTGGCTGTCGAGATCGCCAACGCTGTACTCAATATCACCCCGAGTCTCCAGGGCATGTCCCGTGAGATTGACCGGCAGTTGCGTGGCGTGGATGCGCGTCGCGCGGGTGCGGGCGTGGGTGACGACTTCGCGTCTGGGTTCGGTGGCGCGGCGAAGAAGCTGGCTGGTATCGCGGCAGGCGCGTTCGCCGGTGTCAAGGTGGGTGGTTTCCTCAAGGATGCCGTGAACTCGGCGTCGGATGCCGCTGAAATCGGGACGAAGCTCGGCGCGATCTATGGCGATGCCGCTGGTGACATTGAGGCGTTCGGCGCTCAGGGTGCGAAGGCGCTCGGGCAGACGTCGTTGCAGGCGAAGAACGCTGCTGCGACGTTCGGCACGTTCGGCAAGGCTGCCGGGTTGTCGGCGAAGGACAACGCAGCGTTCTCGACAGAGTTGGCGAAGCTCGCAACGGATATGGCGTCGTTCTCGAACACGTCACCCGAGGAAGCGATCGAGGCCCTCGGTGCCGGGTTGCGTGGTGAGTCTGAGCCGCTGCGGAAGTACGGTGTGTTGCTCGACGACGCCAGCCTCCGTCAAGAGGCCCTGGCGATGGGCCTCATCACCACGACCAAGGAGGCGCTGACCCCGCAGCAGAAGGTCCTAGCCTCGCATGCGCTGATCATGAAGCAGACCAGCGACGCTCAGGGCGACTTCGAGCGCACCAGCGGTGGTCTCGCGAACCAGCAGCGGATCCTGTCTGCGTCATGGGAGGACGCGAAGGGCAAGCTCGGCGAGGTGTTCCTCCCGGCTGTCACGGGTGTCGTGACGGCGATGAACGACAAGCTGTTCCCGATCCTGGACTCGTCGGTCACGAAGATCGGTGACTTCGCGTCCGGGGTGAAGGACACACTGCTGCCTGCGTTCGACCAGGTGAAAAGCATCCTGACGTCGGGTGATTTCACGGGCGGCCCGTTCGAGGAGGACTCCCCGTTCGTCGACTTCCTGTTCAACCTGCGTGACTTCGGGGTTGCAACGTTCGACAAGCTCCGCGAAATCTGGGACAAGCTGTGGGATGTCGGCGAGAAGCTGTGGCCGGACATCGAGTCCATCGCCGGTTCCCTCGCGGATGCGGTCAAGACGTTGGGCGACAACGGCTTGTGGTTCGGGCTGCTCGACGCCTTCGACAAGATCGCCGATCTGATGAACGACTACTTGGTGCCGGCGTTCGACTGGCTGGCACGGTTCATGGAGGAGAACCCCGACTCTGTCGTGGCGTTCGTTGCTGTGATCGGCACTGCTATCGCTGCGACTAAGCTGTGGGCGCTCGCTCAGGCTGCGCTGAACTTCGTCCTGACGGCGAACCCTATCGGCATCATCGTGGTTGCGTTGGCGTCCTTGGCCGCTGCTGTGGTGTGGGCGTACAACAACGTCGAGTGGTTCCGCAACCTGGTCGACACCGCGTGGGCGTTCATCAAGGACGCGATAGTCGTTGCGTGGGAAAACGTAATCAAGCCGTCGTTCGACGCGATGGTTGCGCGTATCGAGGACCTCGGCGCGTTCTTCTCGTGGTTGTGGGACACGGTCAGCAATGTGTGGCCCTGGATCCAGGGGAAGATCGGCGACGTCTGGAACTGGCTGCGCGACAACGTGTTCATCCCGCTGGGCGACAAGATCAGCGCGATCGGGCAGTTCTTCTCCGACCTGTGGGCGAAGGTCCAAGAGGTTTGGACGTGGATCCAGGAGAAGATCGGCGACGCTTGGACGTGGATCAACGCGAACGTGTTCGCGCCGATGATTCTGGGCATCAACACGGTTATGACGTGGATGTCGAACTTGTGGACGACCGTGCAGGGCGTGTGGAACAACATCAGCACGTTCTTCTCGGACGTCGCGCAGGGCATCAGCGACGCGGTGCAGACCGTCAAGGACGCGATTCGGGACATCACGAAGGCCATCGAGGAGTTCTTCACCGAGCGCCTGGACAACTGGGGCGGCACCAACGCGGGCGGTGTTCTCGGCAGCATTGACCTAGGTCCTGGTGGCGCGCGTGGCATGGTCGTTCCGGGTCGTGATCCGGGTCGGCGTGACAACATGCTGATGCCGGTGCGTTCCGAGGAAGCCATCATGGTCCCGGAGTTCACCCACGCGGTGGGTGGCGCGTCGGGCGTGTACACGCTGAACCGGCTTGCTGAGACGGGTCTGCTCAACGGCATGTTCGGTCCGGGTATGGCTCGTGGTGGCGTGGTTGGGCAGAAGGTTCACGACACGATCGTGAACGCGGTTCTGCCGGTGCTGAACAAGCGGAAGGCCGAACTGCTCGCGTCGTCGTCGGACTACGGCCCCGAGAACATGAGCGGCAACGCGATCAACACGCAGGCTGCCATCGACTTCATCAAGCGGATGTTCGGGCTGACGGACGTGTGGGGTTGGCGCGCGGCCGGGTCGGTTGCGGGGTCGGATCATCCCAAGGGCAAGGCCATCGACGCGATGATCCCGGACTACCGGTCGAGTGCGGGTATCTCGCTGGGTACTCGGTTGGCGGATTGGTTCATTCAGAACCCGGGGAACTTCGGCACGAAGTATGTGATCTGGCGTGACCGGATCAACCAGAACGGCGCGTGGTCGCCGTATTCGCATCCGGGTGGCGGCAATGACACCCTGGCGCACCGGGATCATGTGCACATCTCCCTGTTGACGGGGATGGCCGCTGCTACCGGGCAGGCTGTCGGCGAGGCGTTGGGCACCGGCGGTTCGGGTGTTGAGCGGTGGCGTGGGCTCGGGTTGGATGTGCTCAGCCGGGTCGGTGCGTACCGGGGTATGAACCTGACCCCGTTCATCGGTCACATGATGAACCAGATCCGCACGGAGTCAAGCGGTGACCCGAACGCGATCAACAACTGGGACAGCAACGCTCAGCGCGGCGACCCGTCGATTGGTCTCCTTCAGGTGATCGGCTCGACGTTCCGCAATGCGTTGCGTGGTACCCCGTTCGAGGGTTTGATCGCAGCCGGTCAGCGTGACCCGCGTGCGAGCCTGACCGCGTCCACCCTGTATTCGCTGAACCGGTACGGCAGTCTCGACCGGGCGTGGCGTGGTGTGGCGTACGACAACGGCGGCATGTTCGCTCCCGGTTCGGTGGGTGTGAACCTGCTGAACAAGCCGGAAGCTGTCCTCACACCGGCGCAGACGGATGCCTACCAGACCCACGCGCAGGCGTTGGCTGACGGTTACGCCGGGATGGTGCCGCACGTTCAGGTGTTCATCGGTGACCGGGAGTTGACTGACATCGTGGATGTTCGGCTCGACTACCAGGCCGCGGAGGCTGCCACTCGTGTCTCCTCGTTGCGGGCGATGTCGTGACGCTCACTGTGACGGCGGCGGCCGAGTTCGTTGTGCCGGTGCGGGTGCTGGTTGAGGTTGCTTCGTCGCCGTCGGTGACGAACGTCCTTCGGGTGTACCGGGTCCACGCGGACGGTTCCCGTAACCGGGTGCTCACCGCTGGGCGTGCGCTGCTGAATGGGACGTGGTCGGGTTACGACTACCATGCCCCGTTCAACGAGTCGTTCACCTACGTCGCTTCGACTGGAGTGGAAGCCGACTCGGCTCCGTCGTCTGCGCTATTCATCCCGTCGGATGAGGTGTGGTTGTTGCACCCGTCAGACCCGGCGTTGTCGGTGCTGGTGGATACGGTGACGAATGTCAGCGCGCGGAAGTTGCCGTCGGCGGCGCAGGCGTTCAAGATCCTGGGTTCGCCGGTGCCGGTGATGCGGACGAACAGCACGCGGGGTCCGCAGGAGTGGGACCTTGAGGTGCTGGTGGATGGGCAGGATGAGACGGACGCGGTTGAGGCCCTGTTCGATTCGGACTTGCCGATCTACATAAACTCGCCACGGTCGGACATTTTCCGGTCGTCGTGGGTTCAACCGGGCGACGTGAGCATTGAACCGCCGGGCGGGTATTTCCGCACGGACCTGCGTTTGGTGTCGTTCTCGTGCACACGGTGCGCCCCGCCCGATGTGGATGTGCTGCCTGTGTGGACGTACGCGGATGCGTCGGCCGAGTTCACCGGCGCGTACACGACGGCGGATGGCGTGTGGGCTTCTTACGGCGATTCGCGGATTGATAGGAGGGCGTAGTGTGGCCGATCCAGCCCGAGTTCCGTTGGGAGCCGGGCCGGTCGCACACGGCGTTCGCTCGCATTGAGGTGTGGTCCGGCGGTGCGCTGGTCGAGTCGGACGCGCCTTTCCTGGGCGGGTCTGTGACGGAACGGTGGGTGACTGGCCCGCGTGCCACGTTGTCCCTGTCGGTTGAGCCGTCAGCGGAGTGGGATGAGTGGTTCGCGTTGCCCCGCCCGGAGCTGCGTCCCTACGCTGGGGTCTCCTGGGGCGGCTCTCGCTTCGAGTGCCCGTTGGGTGTGTTCCCGATTGTGGAGCCGACCCGGTCCTTGCCGCTCAATGATCTGTCGGTGTCGGCGGATGACCGGTGGCAGGTCGTCACGCAGAACGACTTGGAGTATGTCATCCAGGGTCCATCCGGGTCGAACATTGAACTAGCCGCTCGGCTGATGAGTGATGCCGGTCTGGGTGAGGTGTCGGTGTCGGTGTCACGTCGGGTGCTTTCGCCCGCGTTGATGTGGGACAAGTCCCGTGACCAGTTGATTCAGGGTTACCTGGAGCCGACCGGCGCGGAAGCGTTCGTTGATCGGACTGGCGCGGCGGTCATCCGTGACCGCGCGTCGGTGCCTGGCCGTGACTTGACGGACGGTGTTGACGGGACGGTCGTGTCGATCACGAAGACCCGCGACTGGTCGAACGTTGTCAATGTGGTGGTTGCGTCTTCGACGAAGAACGATGTCGTGGTCGTCCCGCAGTCGATGTCGATCACGAACTGGGGGCACCCGGCGCATGAGTCGAAGATCGGCCGCCGCGTTACCCGGTACTCGTCGCCTCTGATTTCGACGGAGGACGAGGCTCGGGCGGCCGGACAAGGTCAGCTCGACAAGTTGTCGGCGCCGGCGTTGTCGTGGTCGGTGTCGTGTGTGCCGGACCCGACGCGGATGCCGGGCGACCTGATCACGGTGACAACGGGGTTCGGTTCGGTGCAGGCGACAGTCCAGGAGGTCACGCATCCCCTTGGTGACGGCGCTCAGTCGGTGAAGTTGGGGGCTGCCCCGTGAGCGGCATGGATGACCTGATCCGGGCGCTGTCCACCGGTGGATCGCAGCCGCTCTCCATTGCTGTCGGCCGTGTCCGTATCACCCCGGCGACGTCCACCACGGCGGCTGCGGCTGTGGTGGAGGGCATCACTGAGACAGCATTGCGGGTCACTGCGGAGTCGTGGTGTTCACCGTTCGCTGCGTCGGTGGTTGCGGGTTCGGTCAATAACCGGTTGGTGGTTGTGTTGTTCAACGCGGGTCAGCCGATGATCCTTTGCCTGATTGGAGTTTGATGGCGACCAAGGATTACGGGCAGACGTATTACCCGTTGGACAGCGCGGGGTTCGATCCTGCCGCTGACATGGAGGCGATGGCTGAGTCCCTTGAGGGCCGCACGGTCAGGACGTTCACGACGACGGGTGCGCGTGACACTGCGGTGGCGACACTGACGTCGGAGCAGAAGAAGGGCCTCATCTGCCATGTGCAGGGGTCCGGCTGGTATGGGCTGGACACGGACGGCACGACGTGGCGTCGGTTCTCGATGCTGGGGATCACGCATAACCGGGGCACGGCTCAGGGGAACTGCGATTCCAACGGAATCTACAGTGTGAATCACGGGTTGTCCGCCGCTCCGGTGTCGGTGCAGGTCACGATGGAGGGTGACAACACGCAGATCAAGTACCTGAGCCCGGTTGTGGTGTTGATTGATTCGACTCGGATCCTGACCAAGTTCTGGTACAACGACCCGTCCGGCGGTGCGTTGCAGGTGAACGCCGGCGCGTACACGAGTTTCCATTGGCGCGCTGAGCTCTGATCCTTGCGCTGTGAACCTTGGCCCCCTTGGGCCGTTATTCCTTGGGGGGCTGAGGCGATGGCAGGAACCGGAACTGAATCGGTGACCGTATGTGAGTGCATGATTGCGCATACGTGTCACCCGGTCACGTTGTGTCGCTCCGTGTGTCACCCGTTCGCGGTACGTGGCCGACCGTGGTAGGGGAAATACTCGCCGCCCTGACACGCTACGAGATGGTCGTCGGCGCGTTGGTCGCCGGTGCGTTGCTCCTCGGGTTCGGGCTGCTGAACAAGTGGCAGCGGTGGTGGGTGTCGTCGGATCTGTTGGCGTCTGAGAAGGCCCGCGCTGATGAGGCACGGCAGGACGCAGAGGCGTCGGTCATGCGCGCGCACGCCGAGGCTGAGTTGTCCGTGACCCGCGCGCACGCCGACGCAGACTCCAAGGTCATCTCGATGCGTGAGGCGATGGACAAGCGCATCCAGGAGCAGCGCGACGACGGACGCGACCGGGCGTTGCAGGTCCGCGCTGACTCGCAGGCCGAACTGGACCGCTTTCCACCTTGCTGACCAGGCGAACCGTGAGGAGGACGACGCGCGATGGGATCGAATCGAGGCTTCGCTCGACGTCACCAAGCAGTTCATCATCGGTGTGCAACGGTTCAGTCTTGCGCCTGCTCCCGAGTTGGAGATGCGTGGTGACGGAAGGGCCGGATCCGATGTCGTCTGATGAGGCGAAGAAACGCAGTTGGGCGCGGTTGCGGCGTGCGCATCAACACAAGCAGGAGAACCCAGAGGCCCGTGAGTGGAGGGAGATCGGCGTGAACAACCACTTCGGCCCGTCCTTCCAGTTGGCGATCATCGAGGCAATGAGTAGGCGTGAACCGTCGTGACTTGGATCG